ATATCTTTATCAGGAATTGCACCATATTGCTCACCAGTACCAACGCCGGCATCTGAAACAATACGAACTTTTCCAGTAACCTTATACCAAAACTTATAACCAAATTGTTGAGCTTTCGCATCTAAGAAGTGCAATCCACCCTCAGTTACCTCATACACCAATCCGTTGTGCGGAGTCATCAATAAGTCATTTGCAACTGGACCGAAGCCACCTCTACGATTTGAATTATTTGGTTCAGGTGTCTTCAACGAACGATTACCAACCGCTTTATCAAAAGTTCCACGATGGAAATATAAAGTTATTTCATCTTCGCTTTGGCGACCAAACGCAGTGTAAAGTAAAACTTCTGGTGTCCATGTATCAAGCATGGCTTTCATAATGAAACGACGATCCCATTTAGGTTTACTATTATCACCTAAGATTACATCTTGATTATCTGCATAATCATCAATGTTTAAGGTATAATATTCAACTGGAATACCTTTAATCGCGGCCAATTCAGCCATCATACGATCATAGGTTTCTTTTTCACGACTACAAGGATCGGAACTAAATTGTGTCCAATACTTGTCGTAACTAAATGGATCAGACAAACCAGCCATAATCCATATTTATATGTTTATCAGCCCGTAAAGAAGTCTGGTGGTTCAGAATACATATGATCATCAACAATTTGCTTCTCAATTTTCTCTCTCAAAGCATCACCACGATTCAAATACAACTCACCATTAAATGAACTTCCATCAGGGAAAGTCATGTTTTGATATTTTGAACCATTCATACCAACTTGGATCATTGCATGTGCATATGCCAATTCACGCACTGCTTGATGATTATACATTTTTTCATCAGCAACACGACGATAGCACGACATAGCCATAACACCTTTTGATGATGGTGGAGGACTAATGCGAACTGTATGGTCAAGAGGACTGAAATAAGCCATCATTTTTGTTGTGAACAATGTACGATACATTTCCAATGTTTGCATGCCCATAAACCAAGAAACGATGTCTACGGAACCAATACCGCCCCCAATCCATGAACCCCAACGATTATCAAATGATGTTGATGAATTCATAAATCCATAACTTCCGCCAGCTTGGAATAAACCACCTAATGGAGCAAAAAGCACATTATCTTCATTATTACCATAACCACCAAACATACCTTTGTATAAGGTATCAGTGATTGCTATGACATCTGTTGGAACTGTGTAAATTGTTTTGAAAACATAACCATTTTGTTGAGGTTTTACTGATGTGTCACCTTCTGTCCAGAAAGGTCCAATTGCTTGCGGATCATATTTCATCTTATCAGTAAAGCAGTGATCAGCAGGAATGTTATCACCGCACCAACTTGGACCAGGATCTGTTTCACATGGGCAAAGATTGCCGGCAGCATCCAAATATGGATAAGTATGACCATCTGAATGTGCAGTGTCATAAGGTAATGTACATGTTGAAAGCATTGATGGATTAAAATCAGTGGAACATTTATTATCATTCCCACCCATACCATCAACAACAATTGTTGGACCATTAAACCCAGGAAGTGGTCTGGACATTGGCGTTCCTGTCATACCAGGAGTACCAGTTGTTCCTGTAGTTCCAGAAGTACCTGGAGTTACGTGACGCCATTTTCCACCAGTTGGTCCTGGTTGACAAACTTTTCCAGTGCCATCGTAATAAAGCAATTCTGGACAAATTGCGATCATTGATTCAACATTACCAATTCCACCGGCATGTTCGCCGAAGAAATCGCATGCATGATCAATACAGTCATCAATTTGTGTTGTATCAATTAAAACGTCAATGACGGGTTGGCCAAGTCTACGACGGATCCAATTAGCAAGTTCACGTTTTTTCTGATATGGACGCATCTATTAGCCCTCTGAATCATATTTATCTTTATTTTTCAACACCCAAAGCTTTTTTAACAAGTTTGATTAATTCCCACTTTTGAGTTTTAGCATTCATACTCTCAACATTTGCTGGAACTTGAATTTTCAATATCTTTACTGATTGTTTTAATTCTTCCATTGTTATTTTGACCCAATTAACAGTTGCTAGATCAAATGGCAATTCACCAGAAGAAATTGCTGGAGGAGCAGATGGATTTTCTTCTTTTACAGTTGGTTCTTTATAAATCTCATCAATTTGATCAGCAACATTATGAGGATCACTTTGTGAAATTATTTTAAACTCATGTTTATTGGTATCTTCAAGTCTAATATCTTGGAATTGAAAATTATTATTTTGTGTCATGCTTGGAATACGATGAAAATCAAATGCAACAGGTCTTAAAAACTCAAAAGTTATAAGCATGTGATGTGGACCTTCAATCGTTCCACCTGGAAGAATTTGAACTGGTGGCGATCCTTTTTCCCAAATTTTTCTCAAATTGACACTATAATCCATAATATTATAAAATGTTGCATAATCATTTTTGTCGGACATACAAAATTCTCCAAAAATACAATTATATAGAATAAAATAGATAAATAAGATAATTGGGGTCTTAATATGGCAAGATATGAAAAAACTATTGCAACTAAGGATTTTGTTGTTTCTATTCTTTTAACTTCAACCCCAACTTCTGTAAGAGACTTATTGCCATCAAGTATTCAAGAACAAATAAATAACCTTATATCATCATCAGACATTCTTGATGGATATATAGTTGGACCAAATGGTTTTGATGTTACTCGCGATCATCCTGATGCAGCAATAGAAACAATACCTGCCAACGAAAGATATTTATGTCCAATGGAAAATTGGATTGATCACGTAATAGTTAGTGGTGCAGGATCTGCTGTTGTACGTATTCTATACAATTAACAATTTCGTAAACAAATAATAAAGTGTGAATTATTACCAAGATCGGATAAACTAAATCCATCAACTGGAAATAATTCACTTTCTTTTTCATCTTTCCAATTATTTGTTAAATTGCTGACATATGTTTTACCTGGATACTTATCACCCAATCTTTTCCACAACTTAAAACTATGCGGTGATAGATGAGTATCTGATCCTAATTTTCCATATCTATTTAATAATTGCTCATAAATTTGTTGAGCTATACCTTGACCACGATATGCATCAATAACGCCAGAAAAATTAATTAAAGGTATACCTTTTGGCTCATACTGGTAAGATACTCTAGCGACAGCTTGACTAGTTTCTTTATCAACAGCAAATGTAATAAAAAGTCCCATTTGAGCCTGATAGGTTGGAAAATAAAATTTATCGTTTTGATCTAAAGATATTGGCTTTTTTGCAGAAACTATATTAAATCTTTTTTGAACATCATTTGGATTGACGCTATCACCATCATCATTTGACATTGATGGCATTTCATAAAATACTTTAAAACTCATTCAACTACACCTTTTAAAATTTCAGCACTTGGCGCATCAACTTTTTGAATCAACGGATAAATCGCTCTTACTTCTTCTGGTTTCATTGGTCCAGTATTAGAAGCATTTCTTATACCTTGATTTATACCATATTTTGCAAATGCGTTTGGCATAAGCACACCGTATAATTTTTCTCTTCCTTCTGTTTTTCTTGTAAAAACGTAGAAAGGATATCCGCCATACATATTAACATATTGTTGAGGGTCATCAGTTACGCAAAAACGATCCCCTCCATCTTTATTTTTCCAACAAGGCGCCATTGCTTGTTCATTAGTTGATACTTTATAAACTTTAAAATTATCATCCTGAGCAACTAAATTTTGTTTTGTTGTGTCTCTATGTTCACCTGTATCAACAAATGCTCTTAATAACTTTTGATGATCAAAAATATAACTTATTACTTCAGCGGCATCACCAGTTTGTGGATTATAGTTTTTTATGAAATCGTATTCTGGACCTTCAGCATGTTTTCCGTCTTTATATTTGTCTAATGCTTGTGACATCAAAGAAAATGCTTTTACATAATCCTTATTTTCACCATATTGATATTTTAAACTTTTAATAATGTCATATATTTGGGCAGGAAGTGTATCCTTTATTTCTTCTTTAGAATATCCTTCACTTTTTGCATATGACAAATATTCTCCAACTTGAGTATTTACTGTTTTAACTATTTCTTTTGCAATTGGAATAAGAAAATAATGTTTAGGATCATATGTCAAACTTCCAGCAGCTTCTTTTGCTTGCTGAAAAATTAATCTCTTAAAATGTTCAAGTTCAGGATCCCATGAATATTCATCCCAAGTTGAATTGAGTTGATTTAAAAATGGAGATTCTTTTAGGTAAAATTTCTGAAAAGATTCCATAGAAGTTATTTATATTTTATCATTTAAAACAAAAAACCCACCAGTCCAGAAGACTGATGGGTTTCTTTCTGCTTATAGCAGCGATTGATTAGCGTGAGCCAGCCAATGCACTGTTACTCAAGTTTACAACCTTGATGAAGCGATAGTAGTTTTCTGAACCCCAAAGTGAATCAAGAATACCGTAACGAGTCATGACACCGATTACTGGTTGGAATGATTCAACTTGTGTGGTACGTGAGAACATAACTGGAACGTATGGGCAGTAGATGATACCTGCGTCATTTTCCTTTGGACCCTTGTAGCCAACGACTGCGTAGTCTTGTGCTGCGAATGAGTCGCGATACAATGTAAAGCGACCAATTGTACCAACCTTTGCGACACCTGAAACTTCAGTATTCAATGAAGAACTGATTGGTGAGAGCAAGAAGTTTTCCAATGATTCCAATGCTGCAACGACACCTGGGGAAGCGATGACGAAGTTACCTGCACCACGACGTGTTGCGACAGCGATTTCGTTTGAAGCCTTCAAGAGAACTGTGTACAATGTACGGAACTTCTCTTGTTCCCAGCGACCATCAGCAGTACCGTTAGCATTACCAACAGTGCCGTAGTCCCATGTCAATACGCCACCTTGGATAGCGCGATAGATGATACGATTCTTGATTTCCAAGTCGATTTCAGCAGCGATTTCATAAGCAAGCAAGTCAGTCAATTCTTCTTCAACGTCAACATTGTGCATGTTTGCCAAGTCTTGTTGAGCTTCAAGTGTCCAACGTGCTTTCAACTTACGTGTTGAAGCTGTGATTTCTTTCTTTTCAATGGTCAAGCCCATTTCACGGATGTTGCCTGATTCTGCATCGCAAACCTTACCATCTGTGTCAAGACGTTCACCGAAACCAGTCAAGTAGCCTTGTGAACCACCTGAGAGACCTGATGCTGTAATGTCTGCAATCTTGCCGCCAGTGCCTACGCCTGGTTGGTTGCCGTATTGTGCAATTGCTGCGTTACCGGTGATACCAGTTCCACTTTGTGAACCTGAGAATTGTGGGTAAACAGTATTGTAGCCAGCTTCAACACCAGTTTGTGGGCCTGATTGGTAGCGATAGCGCAATGCGTATGCCAAACCAACTGGTGTGAACATTGGTTGAACGCCAACGAGGTCGTTGGTGATCAATTCAGGGAAAACACGCGCAACGAGTGGCATTGCGATTCCCATGTACTTAGCAACACCTTGGTTGCCGATGATTGCTGGATTGATGGTGCCGTCTGCACAGCCTGCACCAACTTCAGTTGATGTACCACCGTTTTCGTTCAAGATTTCCTTATGGAACCACTTCTCTTCGTTTTCCAAGAGTTGTGCTGTAAGGACTTGTTTCTTTTCTGACTTGATGTGGGAAATCATTGGTTCCCATTTTTCAAGTAACATTTCGATATTTTTCATGATTGTCTTTCTTTGTAGAAGGGGTTATTATTTTGTGTATTTTGGTTGTACACGTCCGGCCCAATTGTTCATTGGGGTTGCTTCCTTCTTAGGGGAAGTCTTTGTTGAAGCATCGGATTTATCACTCTCGTTCAAAATCTTTTTCTTTTGGAATTCAATAGCAGTTGAATCAGCGATTGGTTTGGCTGGGGTTTGTACAACTGTTTTGACTTCTGGTTTCGCAGATTCTTCAATCTTTTGAACCACTTTTTGTTCTGGTTTAGTTGAAACTTCGGTTACAATATCACGAATTGATTCGTAATGTGTTTCCAACTTTTCAATTTCAACATCTTCAAGAAGCTTGACAGCCTTTTCACGTTGAGCAGATGTAAGACCTTCAGTCAAACTCTTAATCTTCGAGTGGCGTTCTACTTCTCTCTTCTCTTTCTTGAGGACTACTATGTCCTTCATTGATTTTTGAACTTCTGTTTCAAGACGAGCGATTTCTTCTTTTGCTTCCTTAATTAGCTTGTAACCAGTAGTGTCCAATTTGATGAAATTACCAGAAAATGACTTCATGATACCTTCAACCAATGGTTCCAATACTTGAATACGGGCCGCAGACTCCATAATCTCCGCTGGAATAGCTTCTGACAATTTGGCTTCCAAGTATTCGGAAACTTTGTCAATCAATCCAACTTTGAATTTTTTAACCTCTTCTACAAGAGCGGCATTTTGATTTGCTTTATATTCTTGTGCTTCTTCCAACAAAATCTTGTTGGCTTCTGCCTTAAATTTTTCTTTTTCTTCTTCAACTTTTTGCTTCAAAACTTTAGCTTCTTCTAATACTGTAGCTTCAAGTTCTGACTTGTATTTCTCTGCTTCTTCAACTAGAATCTTTTCATTCTCTGCTGCTTCTGAAAGAAGTGCAGCTTTTGTGGTTTCTAGTTCTTTTTCCTTAGTTGCGTATGCTTCACTAAGAAGTTTTTCCTTAGCAGAAACACGCGCTTCCACGGTTTCGTTAATAAGGGTACTAATTGATGATTTTGTTGATTCATCTAATTGGCCAGCTTGGATGCCTTCCAATAATGTTTCAAGTGCGGTCTTGTCAGACATTTCAATAGTCTCCTATTTCTGAAAATTTATTTATATATAATCCGATTAGATATTTCTGAGAAATTTTTGTAACTCATTAAGAAATAACTTATTTCGTAATTCCGAGTCTTTTGGAAGTGATTCCAAACTACGTTCTAAACCATTGTAGCATTCAGTGATAAGTCCATTATCACCAATGATATATGCTTTATTTTCCAAGATACCTTGGACGAAACCTTGTGGGGCGGATGGATCAGCAACAATATCACTTGCAATCAAATCGCATTGTTGAACTGTCTTTGATCCATCTTTATTTGCTTGTTCAGCAAGAACACCTAAACAACGTGTTGAAGATCCAATGCGCAATCCTTCTTCTAAGAAAGTTTGTGCAATTCTTCCTGATGGATTCTTACCAAGAATCTTTGCCTTACCCATGCAATCATTGCCGTTCCAATTAAGTTCGGTAATATAGTGTGAAACTTTATCAAGATTAATTTCAACACCATCAGGGTGACCCAATTCACCAAATGAACGGAATCCAACTTTTGGATTCATTCTTTCAGTTATGTACTTTTGTACAACTGGTTCCATTAATTGTTTTGGATACATACGTCCATTGCGATTTTTTACGTTCGCTTGAATGAATGGGCCGGTAATGTAATAGGTGCGTTCTTTTGTGCCGTCTTCATTCTCAATCGTTTCAATCAAACGTGTGAGTGGAACTGCATCAAAATCTTTAGCTTCAACAATTAGTTTTAGCATGCGTGTTTCGCCTTATTTTTTGCTTTCATCTGCCAACTTACTTGCGTCGGATGCGATTTTCTCGGCATCTGCATTAAGTTTTTCAACTACTGCTGGTTTTCTATTATTTATAGCGTTTTGCAGTGCTCCACGTACAACAAGAGGAAATTGTTCATCGGCAGTGCGATAATCATTCTTTCCAAGTGCTGATAACCATTTCTTAATTGCTTCGTCAAACATTTTATTTCCTTGTGTTTTTATTATAATCAAACGTTATTTTAATTAGCAGCAAATATACAATTCAGGTCTGTAAAGAAATCCATAATCAGTTTTATAACCAATAAAAACATCATAAAGTGTATCTGGTTTCAAATTTACCATTCTTCCTGGAGAAACATCACTTAACCATAATTCGGCACCAATACCTCCAGGAATTCGCGAATCTATAAAACTTTGTTCTAATGGAATACGATATTCAAATGGACCTGGAGCAATGCGTAAATAAAATGAATCAGGAGTTGGAAAACTCCAAATAACACCTTGAACATTTTGTTTCTGCCCATCTATGGCTTGGGCTAATTTATAGATATTATCTACATCTAAGTAAATAATATCTCCAATATTAAATGTTTGTTCAGCATTAGCCTGATACAATAATTTTGGATCAGTGTGTGAGTGACTTATTGTTAAATCTCTATAGGAAGTCATTTACATTAAGCGAAACTATCTAAGTTATCGCTTCCTCCTTTTTCATTTCCACTAGATTCTTCTCCACTTCCAGTTTCAGAAGAAGTTGATTCTTTATCATTTGATGAATCTTTTTCATTTCCTGATTTAGAACTATCTTTATCTAAATCAGCAAGATCATCTAAGCTATCTTTACTTCCCCCACCTTTACTGCTAGAACCTCCACTATCACTACTTCCTCCACCACCCGAACCACCAGCGCCACTAGCTTCATATTCATTCTTATCTTTTTGAAGCCAGAAATCATTTTCAGCAATATCATCATCACTGAATTTCAAGAATTTGCGCATCAACCATTGCAATGAAAGAAGTGGTTTCTTACCACTGTCTTCATCACTTTCACTGTAACTTACGAAGCGTTCAAAGTTTTCTGAGCGGCGGGTAAGAATATCTGTTTCAAGGGCTTCTTCAAACAAGTTGTTACCAATCATGTCAACACGATAATCAAATTCATTGATACCATATTCGTCAGCATAACCTTTTAGACGTAAATGACTGATAAAAATTTGTGAGAAAATATCTTTAAAACGATCAACAAATTGTAGAACCATTTTATGGAAACGTACTTCTTCGCGTGTAATGTCTGATGTATCGCCAAGACTAAATCCTGTATCAGATTTAACGCGACTCATTGGAATACGCATTGCGCGATACAGTTTATCTAAAAAGTATAGGACGTCATCAATTTGACCAAGATTATCGCCGCCAGCTAATGTGTCTACCTTACTACCTTTTCCATTTTGTGATGGAAACCAGAAGTCTTCAATCATTGCTAATGTATCAATAGTTTGACTTGTTTCGCCAGTTGTTGGATCAAAAGTTTTTCTTTGACGATATTTCTTCATCAAATTTTGTACATATTGTTCAGCTTTTGCTTTAGGGAGATTACCAACTTCAATTGTAAAAATACGACGTTCAGGAGCATGCACCAAACGATAAATTACAAGGGCATCTTCCATTTGACGTAGCTTGCGATAATCAACCTTTGCAACATCAAGATATGATCTTACAATCTTCTCATAACGATTAGGACGATCATAAATGCCAGAATTAGCATAAGCTACCATCTCTGTTGGCATTTGAATGATATTGGTTTCGTTCTTGTGTAAGAAGAATGCAATGTTGTCACTTTCACTTTCTTCCCACAAAGGGAAGGTATATTCTGGCAACAAATGTTTAACTCTAAGGATTCCACGTTCTTTAGCTGTGATTGGATCAACAACTTTTTCTAAGAATATTTCACCTTCAATCATGTATGCAGTGAACCATTCGTAAATATATTTACGAACATTGATAACTTCATTCATCAAATAATCCCACTCCTTGTGGAGATTGGCCATTACATTTTTATTTTGTTGAAAAAGTGGATTAGTAATTGTTAATTGAATTACTTGATCTTCTGATGAGAAATTTATTGCTTCATCTTGAATTTCACCCAATGCGAATGAAATTTCTGGAAATAATGCCATACCACGATAAAGTGCTAAGCGTTGTCCTTTTGGTTGTTCAGTGGCATGAAGAAATGTATTGAAATTTGCCGATTGATTTGCGAATTCGCCTGGTACTGCTGTAACAGTTACATCTTCCATTTCAGTCGCAGATGGAATGGTTTGGCGGCCATACTTATCACCTTGACGATCAAAAGTATTATAAATTCTTTTGTAGTGAAGTTGTTGCTGATCCTTAGTCCAATTGTTTCTGCGGACGAATGGCGATAAAATTCTTGAGAAAAAGTCAGACATTTCGTTTCCTGTTAATTATTATAATACCCTGAGTTTAATTATAATGTTTATACACCCCTATATTTATACACTTTATTGACCATTGAACCCTGATTTCATAAAGTTGTATTCCCTTATATAAATAATTATTGGGAATACAACTTTATGAAATGTAATGTATGTAATAAAATTTTTGATAATTTTAGAAAACTTTCTAAGCATATCAGGGATAATCATAAAGAATTTTCAATTCAAAAATATTACGATACTTTTGTAAAAAAGGAAAAAGAAGGTTTATGTCCAATATGCAACGCTCCAACAAATTTTGCATCTATATCTAAAGGATATCATTTAATTTGCTCATCGCGTAAATGTGCATGCACATTTAACAGAGACAAATTAAGAAAAAATCCAGAAAAATTTAATTTATTTAAAGAAAAAGTATCTAAAAATTTAAAAAACATGTGGAAATTTAAAGATAATTCTTTAAGAGTATCAAAAACAACAAAAACTAGGAATAAATGGGTTGAAACTTTATCAGATGATGAACGATCTGAAATTTTTGGATGGTTAAATAAATTATCACCAGAAGAAAAATCAATAAAATGCAAAGAGTTATTAGATAAAACATTGTTTAAATGGTGGAAAAATGCATCAGATGAACAAAAGCAACAAACATATAAAAAAATTGTAGAAACAAAAATTAAAAACGGAACATGTCTACCCGAATCAGAAGAATATAATTATTTAAATTACAAAAAACAAGTTAGAAAACTATCTGAACAAAATTACAAAAAATATAAGGAATTTATAAACCCAAACAACTTAATACGTTCAAGAAAAATGCAACTTGATCATCGTGTTAGCATATTTAATGGATTTATTTTAGGTATACCAAAAGAAATCATTGCAAGTCCATATAATTTAGAACTTTTAGATGGATATAAAAATAATCAAAAACACAAAAACAATTCTATTTCAATTGAGGAATTATGTCAAAATTTCAAAAAAGTATATTCATCCCAACAAATCCAAAAAAATACAAAGGAAAAACTCCGGTAATAGCAAGAAGTTCCTGGGAAACTAAATTCATGCATTTCTTGGATTCCAACGCTAATGTATTGGAATGGTCAAGTGAAAGTTTGGCAATACCTTATATCAATCCTTTTACAGGAAGATGGTCAAGATACTTCCCTGACTTTGTAATTAAATACAAAGATAATAAGGGTGTAGAAAAATTTGAAATAATTGAAGTGAAACCAATGAAGCAAACCATTGCTCCTACAGTTTCTAGAGGAAAATCTAAAAAGACTGTCCTAACAGAAAATAAAACTTGGATTGTTAATAATGCTAAATGGGCATCAACAGTAGAATTCTGTAAAAAGCATGGTTATGCATTCAGAATTATTACCGAGAATGATTTATTTTTTAAGTAAATAATTCTTCAACATCATTAAGATTATTCATTAACGAATTACCTGTAGTTTTATTAGTGGCAATACGCTGAATGATTTGATCCATATTAGACATGTTACGCAACAATTCTCTAAACTTATTTTTAGACAAATAATGGAATATTTCTTTTCCAGATGGAAGAACATAATCCTTAAAATTATCTTTAAATTGTTTGATTAATGCCTGCGGAGTTCTATCTAGATCAATGAGAATTGTATTTCTCTTAAACCGTTCTTTATATTCTTCACCAAAAGTTACTATTGAACCATCAGCATTTGTATGAAATGGTGTCTTATCATCAAACATTTCTTGAAGCTTACCTTCATTCAAAATCTTTTCAGCAGTCTTATCACCAACACGTTCTTTAATTGAAGGTACGTTATCACCTGGATCACCAGTTAAAATTTTAATTTTAAGCTCTTTAATAGGATCATCACAAACTAAAAATTTTGCTTTAATTGGATCATAAATTTTAACATTTTTATATTTAAGTAATTGCAAATAATCTGTATCAGATGTTACAATTATTTTTTCAAAATTTTGCCAATCTCTTGCAAAAACTCCTGCCAAGTCATCTGCTTCTAAGTACTTTTGCTGCAAGACGTAAAATGGAAAATATTGCTTAACTTCTTCAGTAAATGCTCGGTAGTTATCAAAGAACGCAGTCCAATCAATATCTGTTTGTTTTGCCCTGGCCGCTTTTCTATTTTCTTTATATTCTAGGTAATATTTTTTACGCCAGTTTTCTTTATCATCAACCAACAAAACAATTTCATCAGCGGCAAATTTGCGCGATGTATTGATGATTTGATTAAACATCAAATGCTTGAAATAATTCCATCCAACGTCCTTAATATCTTTATTGGCTGCGTGAAGACAGCGGTAAGCGACGTGATTTAGGTCAAATAATACTATCATTAGTTAGTTCTTTTAAAAAGTCTAACTATCTATGATATGAAGTTTTTTATGGAATCAATTAGTTTTGCGCTTTACGCCGAGTTTTCCCATATACAGTGCAATATCATCAGTTGTTGTTCCTGGCATATTTGCCTGTGGAACTCCTGCTGGCGCACTCATTCCAACTGAACCTCCACCACCATTACTTACATCACCATCTTCTTGAATTGGTGCTGTTTCTGGTTGAGGATTTGAAATGTTTATAACTGCTTGTGGATCAACTGTTGTGATATTGTTATGTTTGAGGAATTGATTGACAGTATCCAAATTTAATGGCAATTCTAATGCTCTGAATAAATTTGCGATACTTGCAGGAGTTGAATCCTTCATAACATCTTCGTACAATTTTCTATTTTCTGGTTTAGCACCAAGTTTAGCATCAAAATTTGCAATTCCTGCAGTTGATGTTGCTGGACCTGATGTTGCAACTGGACCAGCACCTGCAGCACCACCAGCATCCTCATCAAGAGCTTTTAGATTACTCTTCATTTCCAAACGAAGTTTTGCCAATTCATCTTTTAGACGGTAATCAGCAACATATTCGCCAACTTCTACTTCGCCTTGGTTTGGGTTTTGTTCTTTCTTTGGCTTGTCTTCTTCTGGTTTTGTGTCAGTAACAAAACCTTTATCTTCAACTGCTGATGGCAATGGTTCATTCTTTTCTACTTCTGTAGGATGAACCATCTTGTCTTCTTTTGGAGCTTCTTCAATTTTGTCTTCTTTTTCTTTACCGTAAATTACTTCTTCTTTAGGGACCTTAATTTTTGATCCATATTGAGATTCAAGAATTACAAAGTTTTTATCTTCTTTTGCAAGAGTATAAGGAAAACCTTTGTAGATAACATGTTTGGAAGCCATATATTTTATTCCTTAGACAATTGATTATTTATACATTCTTGCCACCCATAAGTGGCAATAGCTAATGCATCTGACATTCCGTCATGTGGCTTTTTGCTTCTTGGTGTAGCTAAAAGACTTACTTGAGGATATTTAGCTGTAATAAATGCAATTGTGTCTTCCTTTTCATGCTTTTCATCACCCATGAGAGTTTTTTGCCATTTTCTAGGTCCAACTGTAACTATTTTGAATCCAAGTGCTTCCATAACGCCATGCAGCCCACCGGTACCCCAACCGAAACGAAACATGGATGTTACTCCTTGTCCTGGCATGGCATGAACTTGTTCAATGTAAATGATGTCTGGATTTAAATTTTTTAGCAATAATGCTACCGATCTAAAATCCAATTCATCTTTATCTTGTGAACTAGTTCTAATTGGCATTGGAGTTACAGATACTGTTGTATCATCAATATACGCTATTCCACCTTTTTGACCTGGATCTATACCTACAAGTTTCATTATTCTACTTTCTTTATAGATTCAGATATTTTAGTTTTAATTTCTCTAGTTTGTTCTTCCGTAAAAAATCTATTTTTTACAATTTTCCCATCCTCAAAAAACAATTTATGACGTTCATTCATGAAATCATTTGAATCTGAAATATTATAATATTTTAGGATTTCTTTGATTGCATCTTCGTATAAAACATATTTTTCTCTTTCCAAATTGATAAGTAATTTTTCTATTATTTTCAATAATGGTGCAACTTCTTTGTCTTTTTTACATAATTCTCTAAGAATAGTATGAACATCATCATCTTCTAACAAAGTATTTGATGCTTTCTTCTTAGCTATACGGATTTCTTCAAGTGTTTGCTCTAACTGATTTTTTATAATTGAATCCATAAGAATTCATTTTATAATAAAGTGTAAAAATATAATCGGACCAATATATGCAAATTAATGTTGAACTATATGAAAATAAACAAAAAGTTGAAGATCATTCAAAGAAGTACAAAGATTTGATGGAAGAGAAGATTAAAAAACTTACTGCGCTTCAAGAACAAGTCCTAAAAGATTTAAATGAAATAGATAGAAAAAACCTTGTTACTGAATCAAATCACAATATTTCAAAATATCATCGTTACTTATCACTTTTGACAGAAGAGAGAATTACTTTTGCAAAAATGAAAACAAAGAAGGAATTATTTGATGGTGAAGTTAATGAGTACTATCGTTTCCATTGGGATAAAAGTACCAAGCTTACCGAATCTGCTATTGGAAAATATGTAGCAGCCCACCCTTTGATAACAAGTATTTCAAATCTTGTTAGAGTTGAAGAAGCTATTGTAGAGTATCTAGAAGGTGTAGTTCAAACCTTTGGAAACAGAAACTTTACGATTAAAAATATAATTGAAGCAAGCAAACTTGAACTTGGACTAACATGAACGAAACTTGGCTAAAAATAACAAAAATTGACGAAAGTTATGGACACATAACTAGTAATCACCCATCTATAATGGGTGACTTATATTCGTTTTTTTCCCATTTTGTTGATGGGTATTATTTTATGCCTAAATTCAAGGCTGGTGTTTGGGATGGAAAAGTCCATTTCATGGAGAGAAGTGGAAAAATTCCTATTGGATTAATTCATTTAGCTTGCAAATTTGTTAAACAAGATGGAATGAAAATATTTTTGGATCCATCATTTGTTGAAAAATATGATGCATTACCAGATTTTGAAGATCATACAAACAAATGGTTGAGTGAAGTTTACACTCCTTATTCCTATCAGTTTGATGGTGCGCTTATTGCATTAAAGTATAACCGCTGCATTTTGGAACATGCAACTGGTGCTGGCAAGTCGCTTACCATGGCATTGATTATAATGTACAACTTGCAAAAAGCTAGAGCCAAGAAAATTCTTATATTGGTTCCTGGTATTTCTTTAGTACATCAACTTGCTTCAGATTTTATAGATTATGGAATTCCTCCGGAATGGATTGGTAAATATTACGCGGATCAAAAAGATACGAATGAGAAGATCATCATTTCTACATGGCAATCTTTAAAAAACAATGCTGATCTTGCTAGCGAATTTGACATGCTGATTGCTGATGAAGTTCACTCAATAAAAGGACACGAAATTAAGAAAGTTGTTGATAATTGCCGTAATGCAAAATATAGAATCGGATTGACTGGTACGATGCCTGATAAGAAGACCGATAATATGTCTGTTCTTGGTTCAATTGGACCTATATTGCATAAAATTAGTTCAAAAAATCTCATTGAAATGGGAACTACAAGCGACATTATTATTAAAATACCTTTCTTAGAATATGCTCCAGAAATAAAATCAAAAGTAAGAGGATTACCACTTCCTGATGAAAAAGAATGGTTAGAAAATTACGACCCAAGAAACAATATAATTAAGAAAATAATTTCAAAGCATGTTGAAAAAGGTCATAATTGTTTGATTCTTGTTGATCACATTTCCCATGGTGAAAAATTATTTGAAAAAGTTTCGGAAATAGAAAATTGTAAACCATTTTTTATTCGCGGAGAAACTGCCGGTGAAGAAAGAGAAAGAATTAGAGGATATACAAATGAAAACGAAGGCGTTGTTATCGTTGCTACTTACGGTGTATTTTCAACTGGTGTCTCCATCAAGAGATTACATACGGTTTTATTTGCGTCGGCAGGAAAATCAAAGATACGCACATTACAAAGTATAGGGCGTGGATTACGTCTCCATAAAGATAAAAAACATTTAATCCTGTATGATATTGGTGATAGTACAACATATGCCGAAAAGCACCTAGAAAATAGAATTCAAATCTATACCAAAGCACAATTTAATATAGATTGCTTTGAAATAAAAGTTAAAAATGGATAAAATATGCCAATAATTCAAAATACTACAAATCATGCAATTCCAGTTGTAATCAGTGGTTCAAGAAAAACTATTAAGCCTGGACAAATTTTGAATGGTCCTCAAGCATTACTTTCAATTCCTGGACTTCAACTAGTTCAATCTGAAAAGAAAATTATTATTCCAGATGCAGTAAACAAGCGGGTTGAAGATGTTATGTCATCTGAGACAAGCGTACAACCTACACCACCTGAAAAAGTTTCAGTTAATTTTGAATTTATACAAACGCAAGAGGATACTTTGGAAACAGAAAGTAAATTTAATTCTATTAATACATTTTTAAAAGAATATAGAGATAGAAATGATGTACCATCAGTAACAATTGGCATATTAACAAAAAATCAATATCAACTTGTCGTTGATTGCTGTGAATCTATTTTCAATAAAGTTCAATATAAGAATGTGACACTTTTTATTATTGATACAGGATCAAATGATCAAAATGTGAGGAATTATTATAAACTTCTTCCACAAAAATGCGCTGATAAAAATTGGACTTATCAGTTCATGCAAATTGATCATTATCACTTTAGTCAAAACTATAATTCAGCAGCACGTCAAGTAAAAACTGATTATTTCCTAATTCAAAATAATGATACAGTTGCATTGAATGATTATGTTTCTCAAATGATGGTTGTTGCGATCAATCAAAAGGTTGGTTCAGTTGGAACGCGCATGTTGTACAAAGATGGTTCAATACAACATGATGGCCAATTCATTTACAATGGCCCTAATGGACAAATATCTACACCAGGACATTTGCATCTAAGAGTTAAGCCTGAACAATTAAATGATCAACAAAACTTTGGAACACACTTGGTAGACGGAAACACTGCCGCTGGTGTCCTTATGAAAACATCAGAATATATTGCCATTGGTGGTATTGATGAGGGATATAAAGATATTTTCCAAGATGTTGATTTAATGATGAAAATTACTCCTATGTTGGGTAAATTTAATTATTGTTCAAGAGACGCAAATATTATTCACATTGACAATGCAACACGATTAATGCAAGGACATGATCCGAAACGTGCAGCAGCAATGTGGGAAGATACACATTATTTGAAAGATCGTGTTGTTAAAAATAACTGGATTTATTCAAAGAAACAAGAACCGGTAGATTTTTCATTTATTACGCTTGTTAGAGATACGCAAAAATATAATCAATTCTTGACTTCGCTTTCCCAACAAATGGGTGCTAACTCTTATGAAGTTATACCTATTCCAAATTACTTTAATCAAATAAATTCTGCTTTTAGAGGATTGAATATTGGTCAAGATATTTCAAACGGTAAATATTTAATTTTCTGTCATGATGATATTATTCTTTCAAATAATTGGATTGAACGGTTGAAATATCACATCCGAAACTTAGAAAATAATTCTATTCAATGGGGTGTTCTTGGACCTGCAGGTATAACTATTGGATCTGAACAAGGTGCATATTTCTTAACAACTGAAACAGGCGAAAATATAAAAATAAAAGATTCATCAGTAATAAATGATAAAGAAATTTATGAAGTTGGATGCCTAGATGAACTCTGCTTAATTACTAAAAAGTCAACAGGATTACGTTTCTCTGATAGAGAATTGAGTGGATTTCATTTTTACGGAGGAAATCTTTGCTTAGAGTCTAAGAGACTAGGATTGAGAAACTTCGCTATTGATTGCTGGACATTCCATCAAAGCGATGGCAATAAAAACGTTTCTAGTAAGGAAAAATTTGATCTTTTCTATGAGTCAGCAAAAACCTTTCAAATGTGGTCCATGAAAAGTGGCATAACATCTTGGAGAACAACGACAACCAAGTGTTCCGGTCCACGTCAAGAAGACTTGATGATTTTTATAGATAGCCCCGTATGATATTTTGTACATTGTCCGTTAGCTTGAGTTTTCAAATAGCTCCAGTTGTAAATTGATTAGGTGAGAAACAAAGCCTTTTCTTTTGAGTCAACGTTAAAAATTTGAGGAAGAGTTTGTGATATTTCCTAGTAGATGAGGCGTATTATGGACGTGCCGAGGGGACAAAGGCAAGCAGAAAGTAACATCTACCGCCTATATCATAAGACAGCTCACAGGCGTTGTGTGATGAGTTTCTTCGGGCCCGAAGAATGGTCAAATATTTCCAGGTCTCCATACAGAGGATAACTCAGTATGGCCTAAGAGATACTCGGCTATTCTTAAAATTTAACGATTTTTCAGGGAAGAGCAGTTTTATTTAGAAAAAATTATTCAAGGAAGAATAAGAAGAATAAGAAGAAAAAATACCAAAAAGAAGTTTATATCCTCATTATTTGTAAATTATGAATATTCATAGTAATTACTAATATTTTTATTATTAGTAATAACGCCGAAAACACCCTCTTCTTACTTATCCTTTACTTTCGCTACGCTCAAGATAAAGGACTCGCTCCTTTAGGAGCTTCGTCTTACATTCTGTTTGTATTTGGTAAGTTATTTTTAAATTTCTTGGCGCCAAACTGTTTTCTTGCAGTAGGACCAACAACAATTCCATCGCTACTTTGATCTTTAAAATGACCAAGTTGATATTTACCAAGTGTTGCTTTTTCAACATTTTCTTGAAAAAAGTTTTCTTCATCTGAATCTTCAATATAAATTGGTTTCAAAAAACATTTACATGCTGAAAAGTATTCTTCTATTGCCTTTTTATCTTCATCTGATATGTTTCCATCAGGTGCAACAATTAATTTATGATTACCTGGTACATTTCCATTTGGATAAGGTATAGCATCAGCTTGTGGATGCACTTTAACAACACCAACAATGACTAAATTCTGATTATCAGGTGTTTCTGTTGGAATTATTACATCCCATCCCATATCATCAGAAGGATTAATGTACAAAGGTGTTTCTCCATAAGAAAATGGCAAAACAACATCTTGTCTCCAACGACCGTTTTCACCTTTATGCAACTCAACTGTAACAGGTACGGGGTTTGATGTACCAATATCAACTATCTCACGAAAAGAAGTTTTCTTTGATTCATTTTCAAAAATATATGTTAAAATACCTTGTGTATTCATGGATCATCCTGGTTAAACGTATTTATAGCTTTTTCATTGATTTATGATACAAAAATGATAAGATTATCTTCTATTTGGTTTAGTATAAATAAAAATACAAGTTGAATCACAGAAAGTAAAGTTATGAACAAGTATTCGGTTAATTTGAATGCAACCACAAAAATCATTACTTCACTTTCTGTTCAACAATAAACTAAATTAATTTTTGAGGCAAAACACAATGGTTGTTGAAGAACCTATTCTTATCCCCACCTTAGACCGATTTGTAGTGTTTCCTATCAAGTATCCGACTATTTGGGAATACTATAAAAAGCAAGAAAATTCATTCTGGACAGCAGAAGAATTAGACTTGTCAAGTGATGTCAGAGATTGGGAAGAAAAACTTACTGATGATGAAAAACATTTTATTTCATATACCTTAGCATTCTTTGCAGGGTCAGATGGAATTGTCAATGAAAACATCGCTGCCCGTTTTTATAATGAAGTTCAAATTCCTGAAGCAAGAATGGCATATTCATTTCAGATCGCAATGGAAGGTATTCATGCTGAAACATATTCATTGTTGATTGATACATACATTCGTGATGCAAAACAAAAAGATTTCCTTTTAAATGCAATTAAGAATATCCCAATCATCAAGAAAAAGGCTGAATGGGCTTTTAAATATTTGGAAGGTGACCAATCATTTGCTGAACGTTTGATTGCCTTTGCCGTTATAGAAGGATTATTCTTCTCGTCTAGCTTCTGTTCAATCTATTGGTTAAAGAAGCGTGGATTAATGCAAGGTCTTGGAGTAAGCAATGAATTGATCGCAAGAGATGAATCAGTTCATAGAGAATTTGCTTGTCATCTTTATTCTTTCTTGAATGCAAAACTTCCAACAGGAAGAATTAAAGAAATAATTCAAGAAGCCGTAGAAATTGAAACTGAATTTGCAACAGAAGCTTTGCCTGTTTCTCTCATTGGCATGAACAAAGATTTAATGTCAACCTACATTAGATATGTTGCTGACAATATCCTAAGTGCATTGGGTGAAGAAACAATTTACAATGTACAAAATCCATTTGATTTTATGGATCTTATATCTCTTCAAGGAAAATCTAACTTCTTTGAAAAACGCGTGACTGAATACCGTAAAGCTGGTGTAGGTCAATCTGTTGAGGGAAATAAAATCGTTTTTGACGCTGAAATTTAAACGTATAATCTAACTTGGAGTTACTGAATGCTAGTCTTAAAAAGGGATGGACAAAAAGAACCTGTAAAATTGGAGAAAATCCAAAAGCGAATTAAAGTAGCTTCTAAAGGATTAAACCGTGTTGATGTTGATGCAGTTTCGCAAAAAGTTGTTGCTGGTCTTTACGATTGTGTTACATCAAAAGAACTTGATAACCTAGCAATTGAAACTGCTGCGTATCTTTCTGCAAAGGATCCTCAATACGATACCCTAGCAGTTCGTTTGGCAGTTTCAACTTTACATAAAGAGACTGATGAAACCTTTAGTTCAGCTATTGAAAAGTTGTACAACAATACAGATACACATGGTAATCCTAAGCCTCTTATTTCAGAAGAAGTTTATAAAATTGTAAAGAAAAATTCTTCATTTTTGAATTCTTCTATTGTAGATAATAGAGATTATTTGTTTGATTATTTTGGTTTTAAAACACTTGAGCGTTCTTATCTATTAAAGATTAAGAAGAAAATTATTGAACGTCCTCAACATATGTGGATGCGTGTTTCCATTGGTATTCATAAAACAGATTTGGAAGCCGCAGTCAACACATACAACAAAATGAGTTTGTTGGAAATGACTCACGCTACACCTACACTTTTCAATGCAGGTACTCCAAAGAATCAAATGAGTTCATGTTTCCTTCTTCAAGTAGAAGATGATTCTGTTCATGGTATTTTTAATTCGTTGAAAGAAACTGCCCTCATTTCACAAAGTGCAGGTGGAATTGGTATCTCATTTTCAAATGTACGTTCAAAAGGCTCTGTAATTTATGGTACTGGTGGCTCATCAAATGGTATCGTTCCATTCCTAAAGATTTTTGAAGCAACTGCCCGTGGCATTGATCAAGGTGGAGGTAAACGCAAGGGTTCATTCGCAATTTATTTGGAACCATGGCACGCTGATATTTTTGAGTTCTTGGACCTGCGTAAAAACAATGGCAAAGAAGAAATGCGCGCAAGAGATTTAAATCTTGCTTTATGGATACCTGATATTTTCATGAAGCGTGTTGAGGCTGATGGCGATTGGACTTTACTAGATCCAAATAAGTGCCATGGTCTGCATGATTCATTTGGTGATGAATTTGAACAAAAGTATTTGAAGTTTGAATCTGAAGGTAAGGGTGAAAAAACTATCAAGGCCAGACAAGTTTGGGAAGCAATCATTACCTCTCAAATTGAAACAGGGCAACCATATATTCTTTATAAGGATGCAGCATGCCGTAAATCAAATCAAAAGAACTTGATTGGTAATGGAAAAAATTTGTCTTCAAATCTTTGTGCTGAAATTCTTGAAGTTGTTGGTAAAGATGATATTTCCGTTTGTAACTTGGCATCAATTTCGTTGAAATCATGTATTGAAGGTAAAAAGGAAAAGATTTTTAACTTTGAAAAATTGGAAGAAATTGCACGCACATTAACAGCCAATTTGAATCGTGTTATTGATGAAAATTACTATCCTGTAGAAAAAGCTAGAACAACTAACCTGCGTGATCGTCCAATTGGTATTGGTGTTCAAGGGTTAGCGGATGCATTCGCAGTTATGGGTTATTCATGGGATTCAGCAGAAGCTAAACAATTGAATAAAGATATTTTTGAAACAATATATTTTGGTGCTGTTTCAGAAAGTATTGTACAAGCAAGAGCTTCAGGCGTTTATGGTACATATGAAGGAAGCCCAGCATCACAAGGATTGTTACAATTTGATTTATGGAATATTGCACCTTCTGATCGTCATGATTGGAAGAAAGTAAAATCTGATTTGAAAAAATATGGCATGAAGAATAGTCTTCTTATTTGCTGTATGCCAACAGCATCAACTTCACAAATTCTCGGTAACACAGAATCAATTGAAATGACAACATCAAATCTTTATAAGCGTTCAACATTATCTGGTGAATTTGTTGTTATTAATAAATATTTGGTAGATGATTTGATAAAGCAAAACCTTTGGAATGATGGATTACGTCAAAAGATCATGGCAGCAGATGGATCAATTCAAGGTATTGAAGAAATTCCTGCAGAAATAAAAGCACTGTACAAAACTGTTTGGGAAACAAGTCAAAAAGTAATTCTCAATATGGCTGCTGATCGTGGTCCTTATATTTGTCAAACTCAAAGTATGAATTTGTATGTAAGGGATGCAAATATGGCTAAAATGACAACAGCATTATTCCATGGTTGGAAAGCTGGTTTGAAGACTGGCATTTATTACTTACGTCAGCAAGCTGCATCTGATGCTGTAAAGATTACTCTTGATAATAAGGTAAAAGTTAAGGATGATGAACTACTTTCTAAAGCAATAAAGAAACTAGAATATTCTGGATATGACAAGGAAACTATGGATATGCTTAAACAAAATCCTAAAGAATTAATTGAAATTGCCAAGGGCGTTTGTTCTATTGCTGATCCAAAAAGTTGCGATATGTGTTCAGGCTAAAATTTTTTACTTTGTAATACAATAAGTAAGAATTTTAAAAGGAAAAATATGAAAAGTAAAAAGTTAGTAACAGCGACAAAAGTAACCAATAGTGATCCATATATTGAAGCTGAAAATGATCCAAGAATCACTCCAAAAAGAACAAAGAAGGTTGCACTTGAACCTCTTGAAGATAATGTAATTGTTCAAAAAATTGAAATTTCAAGAACAATTTCCCAAGGTGGAATTTTTATTCCAGAATCAGCTTCAAAAGAAAAACCACAACAAGCTACTGTAATTGCTGTTGGTCCTGGTCGCTATCTTCAAAATGGTCAATTAGTAAAATCAGTACTAAAGCCTGGAGATACTATTATAATGGGTCGTTTTGGTGGCACAGATGTTACCGTAGAAGGTGATCTTTTGACAATCATCAAAGAACAAGACATAGTTGCTAAAGTTGTCTAAATAATAATAATATGAAGTTCAATCGCTATGTAGATTTAGAAGAAGGTAAAGATAATATTTCATTACCTAAACTCTGGCTACATGGCGATAGGAATAAAAGAACTTCATTTAAAGATCAAAAAATGGATCGTGATCCATATGGGAATGATTCTCCAAATGAAAGCGGTCCGGGTATTTATTTTACACAGCTATTAAGTGAAGCTAGAAATTATGCTGCACCTGATGGGTTTATCTATCAATGTGAAATAACACCAAATAAAGTTCTTACTTTAAATACAAAAAACTCTAAAATAGCTATTGAAAAATTGATTAGTTGGGCTGAACCAGAAAATCTTAAAAAATATTTGGAAAATTGGGATGAAAATCCCAAATTAGCGTTTAGAAAAGCAGTTTCAAACATGGTTAATCATTATTCAAAATTAATTGATGCCGCTTGGACTATTTCTAATGATGAGTATGCATATGATCCTAACGGTTGGGCAAATTCAATGCTAAACTTGGGATATGATGCATTTTATAACGAAAAACGTGATCATTTAATTGTTTACAATCCTAAAATTATTAGAATTGTAAAAGAAATACCATATGGTACTGAAAACGACGAAGAACTTTAAGCTTCTTCGGTTGAATAAATTTCAGGATGATCAAGACCGAACATATAGACTAAATCAGCAGCCTTAGTATTGGCTTCATCTTCCAATTGTTTATTGCGACCTTGCATTTTTTCTGGAATTCTTTTATCTTCATCTTGCTTATAATGCACTAATTCATGTGCAAGGGTTCTAAAGAAATCTGCCATTGCACGGCCAAGTTTTAAAACAGATACTTCCTTATCTTTAGGATCATAGCAACCAAATGTCATTCCTTCTTTTCTTTTAGAAAGAATTTTTATTGAAGGTAACTGCTTTATACCCAAGTTTTTAGCTACAAATCTTATAAACAATGTTTGAAGGTCTGGTGTGGTATCTTCAATTTCAACAATTAACTTGACCTCAGCATTTTCAAAAAGTAAACCTAAGTTATTTGTCATAGTAATTCTTATTTATATTTTTTAGTTTGATTTATGATACAAAGTGTGTAGTTGTTAGAGTTCAATACATATGCCAAATGCAATTTTGTTTCACGGAACGACATCTCATTTTTTAGATTCTATTGAAAAGGAAGGATTAATACCATTTCCTAAAAATAGAATTTATAGTTTCCATGATGGATCAATTGATTGTTTTAGTAAAAAAAGTTTAGGTGGAGTGTATCTAACATCTAAACGCGAATCAGCAAAACATGCTGCTGATATTGCATGTGACAGAATCCAAGATGGAAATCCTATAATATTTCAAATTTCAGTTAATTTAAATGATGTTATTGCTGATGAGGATGAAATAACCCCAGGAATAGATCAAGCATGGTATGAGACTGTCTCGTATATGAAACATAACTCAAATAATATGGGTGCTATATTAGCTGAAATACAAAATTCATCCTCAGATCATTTTAAACTTAGACATAATTTTATGAATTCACTTCATGCATTCATTGGTGAAGGTGATGAAAGAAATGATGAATTATTAGAAAATACATTTTATGGATTAATAAGATTGAAATGTGCTCATTCGCATCATATAGATAAAAAACATTTTTGTATTCAATATCAATCACATAATAAATTTTTTAGAAATCATAATGAAGAATTTTCAACATTAGAAGATGAAGAAGATAAGTTTCAGATAATTGTTGATAAGTTAACAAAACATTATGTTGGATATATCAAAAGCGCATTAGATACTAATTGGTTAGGAATAACCACTTGCCGAACATTACAAACCATTCCATGGGAAACTGATAGAGATACAAAAATAATCAAGTTTGAATAACTTGCTTGCATTCTTGAATTTGATCTAACTTAGTAAATCCACCCTCTTTTTTCAAGTGGACAATAGTATTAAAATTATCCTCAGAAATTTCTTTCTTGTGAGTGATAACATATGTTGCCAGTTCAGGATCCATTGTCTTAAAGTCTGATTTCAAGAATGTCATCAATGAGTAGATGCCATCTGAGCACATAGAGCTATCACAAACTTCATCCAAGAACAAAATATTGCAATCAACACTACTTTGTGACTTAGCAATAGAAATGATGCTAAACATAAAGGCTAAATCAATTCTCTTCTGTTCTCCACTTGAAAAGTTGCTGTAACCAAATTCTTCGCCACGTTTGGTTTTGAAAACTTCTTCAAGATCATGATTAAATGAAATTTTGTAATTAGCACCAAAATGAGAAAGATATTCATTCATCTTTTTATTGATGACCGGAATTATTTTTTTAATAACCCAAGTCTTAATGCCATTATCGCCAAATACATCTTTTAAGAAATCATTATATTTTAAAGAATTTTCAGAAGCTGCTACCTCAGCAATTTTTTCATCAAGAATTACCTTAGCTTTATCAATCATTTCTTGTGTGATTGTCTGTTTGAATGATGCTGTTTTTACATTTTCTTTGTTAAAAGAGTCGTTTAAAGATTCCAATCTTTCTTCTAAACGAGACAAGTCTTTTTTAAACTCTCTTTGAAGGCTAATAGTGTTACTTATTTTATTAAGTTTTTCTTGAACTTCTTTTTGTTTCTCTTTAAAACCGAGAATCTTCTGAGCGATTTCTTTATTTTGTGTAAGTAATTCTTCTTTTCTTGCTTCCAGATCAGATAAATGCTTTTTTGCATGATCGCCATCGGTTGGACTATTGCATGAAGGGCATATTGGATTATCAAGAAGAGTGCGAATCTTTTGAGGAATTGACTGTACTTCAGTTTGACCTAAATCAAATTTAGCTTTATATTTTGCAATAGCTTCTAATATTTTATCTTTCATTTCTTCAAGCTTTGCGTGCTTTTCAGAATAATCAATATCACATATTTGTTCAGCTTTCTCTTCAATAGCTTTTTTTGTTGTTTCTATTTGTTTAAGGATTGATGCTTTCGCAGCTTCGTGATCAATGTGCCACTTCTTGATCATATCAGCATATGACTCAAACATAGAAACTTGCTGATTGTAGTTTTCTCTTATTAACTTCAATTCAGCAGATGAAATCTTTAATAGACTTCTACTTTCATTGTAATCCTTACGAGAAATATCTAACATCTTGCCATATATGCATAAATTGTTGATGTCTTCAAATAATGACCGCTTTGATGCAATAGGCATTTTAAAGAATGGAATACTATAATTAATATTAACCGCAATTATGTATTTAAATGTAGTAAATGAAATACCAATCAAATTTTGAATAACTTGTTGATCTTCACGTTTACTTGAACGTTCTTCATCTTGATGATCTTTTTTCTTTGCTACTGAAAGATCAATTAATCTGACATAACCAGGTTTCAATCCTCGTTCAATAGCATAATCTTTGTTATTAATTGAGAATGTTAGTCTAACTTCACATTCATGTTCATTAACTGAATTGACTATCTTATCATTATTTAATTCTCGTAGAGTCTTCCCATATAATGCCCAAACAATAGCCTCACAAATAGTAGATTTTCCTACACCATTTGATGTGGTTTGGCCAATAACCTTACCCATAATGGCGTGTAGACCAGTCGTAAAGTTTAAAATAAATGGAACATTGCCAACTGATAAGAAATTTTTAATCTCTATTGATTTGAAGTATATTTTCATTAATTTTTTAGGGATCTTAAATAAATTTGGTTAGCATATTTTATCAGTTCAGTCTTATCAAGTCCATCAGGAATATTGATTTGATCAAGAAAAGAATTTATAAACATCTGTGGATCAAAATTATGATCAGTTGTTGCAGCTTCTAGGTCTGAAGTATCTAAAGATTCAACTGTCTCATCAAGTATTTCTAAACGACGTGTACCTATAGTATCTATTACATCTAACGCTTCAATTCTTTGTGTAGCATCAGGCGTTTCATCAAACACTAATTTGACATAATTATCCTTAGCTTTCTGCAAAAGAGACATGTCTTTATTAACTGCTGACCATTTTAAAAGAACGTGCTTAGAACAGTTCTCTGATTGAATAAATTCCATACTATTTGTTTCAGTATCCCAAATAGTTACACCTTTATCATCACCCCAATCGTTCCAAGTAATTTCATATGGACATCCAAGGTATTGAATCTTATCAAATGCTCTACGTAAATGGAAGTGTCCACTAAAAGTTTGATCAAATGAATTGAATGCAGTCTGATCTAAACCCTTCTCTTCAACAACTCCATTGACAATTTCAAATCCATTGATTTCAAAGTGTCCAAGACATAGGTTAGCAGTCTTTTTACCGGTTGTTTCAAAATCATTTACTATTTTATTAAAGCTTTTCCAGCTTCTACTTTCTTCAACAAGCCAAGGTACTGCCAAAACTTTATAACCTTTGAAATTATATCCTTTTATTTGTGTAATTGTTTCAACGCGATCATCAAATTTCTTAAACACATTGATAGATGCGACTTCGGTAGTTGTTTTAAAATAAATGTCATGATTGCCAGCTAAAATCTTTATTTCAAGCGTTGGCTTTGAATCAAGAAGGGCTTGCATAATATCAATTGCAATGCTTTTGACTAACACGCTTACCAATGTTCTTGAATCAAATAAGTCACCAAGAATCCAGACAATATCAATGTCTTTTTCTTGAATTATTTTTACTACTTGATTTTTGAAAAAATCTCTCGTCTGATACAAGAAATCTTCATTATTATTTTTTACACCTAGATGTATATCGCTTACTAGTAGAAATTTCATTTAACCACTTATGGTAACAAGTGATCTTCTCTTTTCAACCAATTTTTCTCATGATAGTACTTTTCAACGTATGCCTTCTTCATTTCAGCGTGCTTCTTTTCTTTCTTAATGACTTGAATGAAAGCGTTTTTTACGATTTGGGTGCAATATGCGAAAGCATTATCAGATTTTTCAGGTTTAAAAGATTTACTGTATTTTAATAGGAACAAAATAGCTCTACTTTTCATTTCTTCAAGATAACTATATGAAGAAAAGTTTTTCTTTGTCGCATAATTTTCAACTAGGTCCATAAAGATTTCACCAAGACGATCAGTTGCGATACCTTTATCTTTACCATTTTTCTTCTCTGATTCAATATATTTGAGAAGTTCCTCTTTAAGCTCCTTATTATTAACGCGCTGACGCTTAACAATTTTCATCTTGCCTTTGCCACGCATACGATTTTTTTCTTCTGGTTTTGTAGCTTTGATGTCTGTCATTTGTTCCCTAATTAAAATTTGTCTTAAATTATTATAATAAAAAAGACTTATTTATAACGGAATAGGAACTCCAATGGCTGAATCAAAGAAACTGCTTAACTTTCCCTCAGATAAGAATGGGTGTGGTTTCTATCGCACAATTATCCCTTTGGGATATTTGAGTGCAAAACTTGAATGGGATACAACATTTATGTATCAATTCGTTTTTGATTTAAATCTTGTTCGCATGTCAGATTGGATCAGATTTCAACGTCAATGTACTGATAATCAAATGCGTTGTATTTGGGAATACCGTAATTGTATTGATAAGACAGGTGGAAAATCTAGATTAGCATATGAATTAGATGACTTGGTACATGGAATTGAACCGCATAACGTTTTAGCTTACCAATTCTATACACCAAAACGTAGAGAAAATGTTGTCAACATCATGAAAATGTCTAATGTTGTAACCTTTTCAACTCCATTTTTGAAGGATTTTTATCAACAAAATTTTGGTATTAATCATTCAGTTGTAATTCCAAACTTTTTGCCAAAGTTCTTATGGAATCCTACATTTACTGATAAATCAGTGGGTGGTAAAAAGCCAACTGTAGTTTGGGCTGGATCCGCATCGCATTGTGGTCCTGGTGGCGACTTAGAATTCATGATTCCTATGATTGAAGCAACCGTTGATGAATTTGATTGGCTGTTTATTGGCGTTGTACCTGAAAAGTTGAAAGGTAAAGTTCGCTTTATGCCATGGGTCAACTTTTGGGAATATCCAAGCATGATGCAAACCGTTCGTGCTGACTGCGCTATTGCTCCAATTACAGACACAATTTTTAATATGGCTAAGAGTGATCTTAAATATAAAGAATTCGCTGCAATGAATATTCCTATCATTTGTTCAAGTATTGGAAATGGTAAAGGTCCATATGATTTGGCAAATGCTCCTTTGCTTGTTCAAAATGATCCTGATGCGTTTTATACAAAAATCAAGGAAGTAACTGAAAATGCTGCTCTTAAAGCAGATGTTTTAGCAAAACAGAGAGCGTACGTTGAACAAAATTGGTTTGAGAATCAATCCTCAATTGACTTATATGATCAAACTTATCGTTGATTGATCTAAAAATCCAACTACAATTGAATCCAACTTTACAATAGGTTGGGTTTTTTGTTATGCGTATTGGTTTTTTAATATCTGATCAACATTTTGGCGTTTGTGGTGGTATAGGTCAATTCGCTAAGAGTTTTTGTGAAATGGCTATTCGCCAAGGTTGGGTTGTTGATTTTATTGTTGATAAACCAATTAGAAAACGTGAAGGTTCATTAGAAGATACTTTTGAAGCACATCAATTTTTTTATCCAACCAAGCCATTGTCATATGGGACTCACGCAAGCTATTTCCAGTTTGGTGATTCAATAAATCAAGAAAAAATCATAAATTTCAGAGATTCGGCAGTAAATGCATTGACTCATAATATTTACAATGTCTTTGTTGTAAATACTCCTGAAGGATTACCAGCATTACATACCCTTTGGGTACATAAACATGTTCCTATTGTATATTACACTCATATTGAAAATATGGTGTTCTTTGATAGTGATCGTAACGACACATTTCTTGATTCATTTAATCAACAAGTAACCAATTGGTTTACATTGGAGGGTGTTACTGTTGGTACACAGACTGAACAAAATAGAAAAAACATTCTAGCAAAATATCCAAAAGCACGCGTGTTATCTTTGCCAATGTTTGTTCCTGAACAAGAGCTTTTGAAAAATAAAGAAACAAAACGTGAAGGTGTGTTATTCATCGGTAGACACGAACAAAGAAAAAATCCAACATTATTCATAAAAACATTAGTTGATATTAAGAAAAAATATGGTGTTGAATTACTTGCTAAAGTAATGACACGAGGAACGCATAAAGAAAAGTGGGAAGAAGCATTTGCTGAAGCAGGACTTAAAAACTATATATTGAAATTTGATATTATTGGTAAAGAAAAAGTTGATTTCATTCAAAGCGCAAAGGTAGCATTCCATCCTTCATTAAGAGAAAGTTTCGGATTTAGTGCCTTTGAAACTCTGCATTCATGCCGAACTATATTGATTGAAGAGTTTGCTTGGTGGGAAAATTTTAAAGATTGGCCTAACTTGACTGTTTCTACCAAAGAAAAGGTAGTAGATGATGTTTTTACTCTTTATAATTTAGATGCATATGATGCAGAAGAAATTAACAAATATTCAAAAAAAGTATATGACAATACACGATTGGAATGGGGTATGTTTTTTGAAGGTATTTTCATGCAAGAAATACTCAATGAATCAGCAAACACATATATGGGAAGAAAAAATCAATTAACTGAATTGATGGATAATAACGATCAAATTAAAGTTTCGGAATATTATGCAAATGGATTCCGACAAGATTTATTTGATAAGCTCATGCAGACAAGCAAGAAAAAATATAAGATATTCAATAAAAAAGGATATACTATATTATCAAATAAAGACGCGATACGGTATGAAAATAATAATTCAATAACAGATTTGTTTTCTTAATTCTTGACGTGGAATTACAACAATTTAGAATGGATAACATATGACGAAAATTAAAGCAAATGGTAATCAGCCTCTTACTGAAAAAGAATTGGCCAAAAAACAAAAGAAAATGGAAAAGGTCTTTCAAGACTTCTTTAAAGTTCTTGATTTTGATACAGAAAATGATCCTAATATTAAAGAGTCTTCACAACGCATGGCAAAAATGTGGGTTAGAGAACTCCTTGAAGGTAATTTCTCCGAAGAACCAAAAATAACTACTTTTCCAAATCAACAAAACACAGACCAAATGATTATTTCTGGTCCTATCAAGGTTGATTCTGTATGTAGCCACCATGGAATTACAATTGCCGGTTCATGCTATATCGCATACATTCCAGGTGACGAAGTTATTGGAATTTCAAAATTCTCAAGAATAGTTCGTTTCTTTAGTCGTCGTATGCAAATTCAAGAAGAAATGACACAACAAATTTCTGATTACATACAAAACTTGATGAAGCCTAAGGGAATTATAGTGTTCATGAAGTGTCGTCACTTTTGCGAAATTGCCCGTGGTGTTAGAGAAGAAAATATCTGGATGACTACTTCATCCGTACAAGGTGTTTTTAAAGAAAACGCATCAGCAAGACAGGAATTCTTTAACTTGATTAATGTAGGTAACAAGTAATACAATGGAATACCAATCAGATTTCATTTTTTTCCCTGCCATTTCAATTGCGACACATACGCAAATCATGAAGGCAGATTTCAAAGTTAAGGGTAAATCTCCAAGATTTTACTTAAATAGTCTTACAGATGATAAGAAGCTATTTAATCATCCTTATATTTTGACATCAGCAGCGCACAACTTCAAGAATATAAATTTCATGAAGGATATTGGTGTTAATGATGTGAATAAAGATGTAAATCTGATTTTTGGTGACTCGGGTGGATTCCAAATCAAGACTGGAGTAATCAAAGATACACCAGAAATAAAGGATAAACTTTATACATGGATGGAAAACAATGTAACAATGGCACCAATCATTGATCATCCACCTACATATAATGGAGATAAAGTATCAGAAAAAGATTTTGATGAATATTTGAATAAAACAAAAGAAAATATTGAATATCTTCAAAAGCGTCCAACAAAAAACAAGATTAATTGGTTGAATGTTACCCAGGGCGTTCTTTATGAAGACCGTAAGAAGTGGTACGATGCTGTAAAGGACTATAACTTAGATGGTTGGGCTATGGGATCTTTAAGAAAAGATGCCAGAGTAATTCTAAATGCATTTGCTGTGTTCTTAGAAGGTGGTGAACTGGAAAAGAAAGATAGATGTAAACACATTCACTTCTTTGGTATCACTGCAACCAAATACATGCCATTGATGATTTACATCAAGCATAAAATGCATCAAGCTGGATACAAAATTAACGTATCAATGGATAGTTCCTACGCAACACAAAATGGTGGTTGGGGAAAATTCCTATTCTCGCATAACGATTTTGAAGCCATAAATTCAATTGATAATAAAGAGTCATATTTGAGTTCAGAAAAATCAAAAGGATTCCTATCTTACCATTTGAGTAACAGACTTATTGGAAAGGTTAATGGTGATGTAAATCTTCCATGCTATTGCCCTGTATGTACTGGTATTAAACTAAAAGATATTTTAAATGACAATGCGTTAAAAACTGTTGGTGAGTCGTATTACTATAATGTTGTTCAATCACATAACGTGTTCGTTTTAAAAGAATATGTGAATAGTCTTCAAAATATTATTTACACAAATTCATATGACCTGTACAGTAGCGCATTTAGAAGTTATGATGTATATTTGTTCAAATTAATTGATAAAATGTTTGATAATCCAAAACAAGCAAGTTATTTAATTGCAAGTGAAGGTGAAAGACTTTCAGATAGAGAAGAACAAGATAAAGCCCAAGAAAAAGAGGGTGAAGATATGAAAAATGAGTTCTTTGAATGAATATGTTATTACATACTACAGGAAAAAGAGACATTGAAGAAATAGAGTGGTGTCCAACATTAGTTAAACCTGATGAAATTATGATAAAAACTTGGGCATGTGGTGTATGTCGTAGCGATGTTGCTGCATATGCTGGATGGGAAAAACCAATGCCTTTTGGTCAACAAGGACATGAGGGGCTTGGGACTGTTACTGCTATTGGTTCAGATATTTTAAATGTAAAAATTGGTGATTATGTTGCAACATGGTCAGATCCTGCATATTCTGATTTTTATAAAGCAAAAGTTGGTGAATATGTAAAAGTTCCAGAATTGAAAAAGGATTATATTCTTCAACCATCAGCATGTGCGATCAATATTGCTAGAAAGTTTTTAGCACAAGCAAGATATGGATGGCCAATTTTAATTATTGGTTCAGGATTTATGAGCTTGATTATTGGACAATACTTAAAAATACTTGGTAGAGAAGTAGTTGTGGCAGGGTCATCACATAAGTCTGAATGGGATAAAATAGGTATACCATTAACATCAGTGAATGAACTTGTTGAAAGTGGAAAGAAGTGGAAAGGTATCATTGATTTAAGTAGTAAAGCTGAAAATTTTGATTTAATCAGTAAACATCTTGGTGATGTTGAAGCAGTTATTTGTTATGCTGCAACACCATTTACTCCTGTAACTACAAATTTCTTTGATTCGTGCTGGAATTGTCATACATTCATCATGCCAAGTCCAAGAAATAAAGATTTCAATGACATGATGAGATTGACCGCAGAATTAATTTCTTTAAACAGAATAACAGTTGGCAATTATTGGACGCAAGAATACAATAGATCATCTATGACCGAAGTTAAACAAGCATTTGAAGACGGAGTCAATCGTCCAAGTGGTTATTTACGCGGCTACATTCGCTGGAACTAATTATGAACGTTTATATTATGGCCCTTGAGGCAATTGAAAGTCGTTATACCTGGTATTGGGAAACAGAATTAGAAAAACGTATTAATGAATATATTAAAAACGATATAACTCTTAATGAAAAAAATATAAAAGTAATAACTTTAAAAGGTGATGATGAAGATAATGAAGTAGTAGCTACCCAAGGTGCATTTCTAAATTTCACAACAACAAATGCATGGAAAAATAGTCAGATGAATAAGCTAATTGGCTTATTTAAGAGTGGTGAAATAAAACCAAAAGATAAAATAATATTTCCTGATGCATGGCATCCTGGTATAATTCAAGTTAGATACATCAGTGAATTGACTAAAGTACCTGTATCAATTTATTCACTTTGGCATGCTGGTAGTTATGATTATCAAGATTTTTTAGGTAGAGAAATTCAAGATAAAAGTTGGGTAAGACACGCAGAAGCAGCATTCTTTGATGCATCTGATTACAATTTATTTGCTACTAGATTTCATAAATCAATGTTTATGCAAACATTTAAATATAGAGTAAATAAGAATAAAGCGCATATTGTAGGATTTCCATTTCAATATATAAAAGATGTTAAGCAACCTGAAGTAATTAAAGAAAACATTATTCTGTTTCCACATAGAATAAGTTCCGAAAAACAACCACAAGTATTTAAAGAATTGGCAAAGCGTATTCCAGAATATCAATTTATAATTTGCCAAGAAAAGAATTTATCTAAAACGCAATATGGTAATTTGCTTGCTAGATCAAAAATGGTATTCTCTGCGAATCTACAAGAGACACTTGGTATTTCATGCTATGAAGGTGCAGTAAACGGAGCATTACCCTTCGTTCCTGATAGATTATCATATAAAGAAATGTATCCAAAATGGTGTCAGTATGAAGGATATTTAACTGGCGGTAGTTTGGAATCACGATATTTAGATATTTTATCATTTATGGTGAAGGATATGCTCGCAAATTATGATGAACATGCAAAGAAATTGCCAAGTTTGGTGAAACGTCTAGATCGTTTCTTTACAATGGATAAAATGTTACAGGTTATATTTTAATAATATGAAAATAAAATATGATCTTTCTTATAAACATGTAGCTGGTGTTGGACCACTACCTCATATAACATTGGATTTGGATTTTACTATAGAAGAAAAACCAATCTTGATGGAAGTGTTAGAAGAAATTAAAACCGCAACAATCATTAAGAGAAAAAATGAAAATAACAGTAAAAACTAGTTTCCCAGGTATTCATCGTTGGAAAGATGCTCCCGAACAAGTGGATTTTCTACGAAGTTTCCACAGACATATTTTTAACATTTCTTTTTCTCTTGAAGTGACTCATGCTGATAGAGAGCTTGAATTCTTTGTATTAAAATCAGCAGTAGATTCATATATTGATGCTAAGTGGTCAAATTATAAAAATAACCATAATTTGAAATTTTTTGGAGATGATTCTTGTGAATCTCTTGCGTTAGCTATAAAAACTTTTCTTGAAACTGAATACGGTTCTGGTAGAAAAGTATCTGTAAAAGTTCAAGAAGATGATGAAAATTATGGTGAAGTATGAATGAAAGTAAATTAATTACAGCCTTTGATATGGATGGCGTTATTGTATCCGATATTAATATGGATTATAATAATCCCGAGCAACTTGAAAAAATAAAACAAATTCGTATGGTTTGTGAACCAATTTTCAGACCACATGGCACATTTGTTATCATTACCGGTCGTCCAGAAAATGAGCATGATCAGACTTGGCAATGGCTGGAAATGTATAATGTAAAACCACAAAGAGTTTTCTTTAAACCAGAGCAATACGATTTCTCAAAACAATCAATAATTGATCATAAGGCAAGAACTATTCGTGAGTTGAATAGAACATTATACTATGGGTATGTCACAAAATTTGTTGAAAGTGATAAAACTCAAGTTGAAGGTATTTCTAAGCAAGTTGATATTCCTGTAATTCATTTTCCAGTATTTTCAAGCAATGCGTTAGTACATGCAGGATGGTGGTACTAAATGCCAAAATATACACCTGATGAACTTAATAAATTGCTTTTTAATAAAGTAAATCAAGCTATTAGTTTACATGCAATAGGTGATAATAAAAAGTCCGCAATTACATTAGCAAGTGCTGCCAGAATTCTTGATCGTTGGGATCGTTTAGTCAAAAATCCACCAGTAAAGAAAGAAAAACATATTGAAGAAAGTGTTGTAGAAAATGATCCAGGACGACGGCAGAGAGAAGGAACTGATAAAAAAGTTCAAACTGAAACAAGCTCCGAGTCGGAAACGTCAGGATCTTGACGCTTTTTTGCATTATAAGCGTATCAGTTATGATTTTGAATTAAAATCAACAACAGTTGGTGATGTTTCAACTGCAAGTCCAGTGACAATTGATCACATTAAAAAATGGCGTCATATACATTGGTTAATTGGAATTTATGATGAAACCACTGTTAAATTAAAACATGTTTTATATGCTAGTCCTGATATGATGACCGATTGGTTGAATGCACAAGAAGAAGATATTCAACGCGGTCTAACAATTTCACATGCGCTAGCTGGAAAAATTGATTACGACCTACTTTTTAAAATATTTGGAGAGAAACCTTTCTATACATTTGAAGAAGCTAAAAAGGTCTACAAGAAATTGTGGACTAAAAACGAATATATGTTGATGTCAGATATTCCTGGTGGATATTCATCAGAAACTATGTTGAAAATGTTCCAGGATCACAACTTATCTTATATGATAAGAGGTAGCTTCTTAAATAATCCCAAGATAACGAAAAAGTATACCGATAAGTTCATTAAAATAGATGGTGATTTTGCTAGAACACTGCGTAAAATCATTAGTCCAACGTAACAAAGGGAAAATATATGTCAGAAGAAAAAGAAGATAAACCAAAAAAGATGTTCGTTATTGAGCACATTATTTGGGATGATGGCGAGGTTGATTCAACAATGTGTGAATTCCGTAAATCAAATTCTGGTAGAGGAGCTCCTAAAAAATGGAATCTAGGTCCAAAAGATTTTCATCGCCGCGTGGAAGAGTTATTGGGTGCATCAGATCAGATAAATGAAATCTTGTCACAAAATACAGGACTTGTGGATATTTCATCCGTTAGCGTTAAACAAGTTCTTCTTGATGATGTTGAAGAGGAGCCATCAACACCACAACATATAGTGGATGACGAAGAAAATAAACCACAAGAAAAACCAGCCAAAAAAGATAAAAAGTCAAAAGAAGCTAAGTCAAGTTCAGACGAAGGCTTAGATGACATCAATTTTGGTGAGTTTGACAAGTAATTTTCATATATAATAACACAACAAACAAACGAGTAGTCAATGACCTTTTCTTCAGTATCCTTTTCACCATTCAGCACAAAAATCCATTGTTGGGAATATGATGCTCAAGGCAATAAAGTTCATATTGAAGAAAAGGCACCGTTTTACTTCTTCATGAAAAATGATGAAGGTTCTTTTACAAGTATCTTCGGTGATAAACTCAAGAAAATTGAGTTTGAAAATTATGGTAAAATGAAAGAGACGCGTGAAATGTTTAAAGCTGCCAACAGACAGCTTTTTGAATCAGATGTTGATATTCCAAATAGATTTGTATTGGATAGATATAGCAATCAAGAAATTAAGAATATACCAAAATATGACGTATTCTTTATTGACATTGAAGTTCACTCGGAAGAAGGTTTCCCTGATCCAGATTTAGCTGAACATCCTATTACTATTATTACGGTATATTCAACTAAAAAAGAAAAGCTGTATGTTTTCAGTGAAAAAGATTTTGATAGATCATTCTTACCAGAAAATGCTTGGGTTAAAATATTTGATACAGAAGAGGAACTATTAAAGTCCTTTGTCGCGTTCATTAGAAAACTTCATCCTGACTTTTTAAGTGGTTGGAATAGTAGTGGTTTTGATATTCCTTATATCATAAATCGTGCTTATAAGATAATTGGTGAAGAAGAGACGCGGAAAATGAGTCCTGTCAAATACATCAAAGAAGTTAAAAAGAAGATGCGATTTGGTAAGGAAAAGACAACATACGAAATTGCAGGTATTAACTGCATTGACTATTTAGATTTGTATCGTAAGTATCATCAAGGTGAACAAGAATCATTCAAACTTGGTTATATTGCAAAAGTTGAAATTGGTGAAACTAAGTTGGAATTTGAAGGTACTTTGCGCGATTTGTATTTGAAGAATTGGCAGCGATATGTTGAATATAACGTACAAGACGTTATGATTTTGGTAAAAATTGACAAGCGTATTAAGTTCATGGATTTGATGATTGGTATTTGCTTGAATTGCCGTGTTCCATTTGAACAGTTTGATAAAACCACGCGCGTTTTGGATGGAGCATTCATTTCACGCCTAAGTACTGAGAATACCATTCTTCCAGATGTTCCTCCACAAGACGGTAACGATCAATATGCAGGTGCTTTCGTTCGTGATCCTGATGTTGGTATGCATGATTGGGTTGTTTCATTTGACGCAACATCTCTCTATCCATCAATTATGATTCAACATAACATTTCACCTGAAACAAAGGTAATGGTTGTACATGATCAATTTGTTCCAGATATTTTTGACGCATTAGAAGGTAAACCTGTTGATGAAGGTACATTGAATCTTTTCTGTTTTGAAAACATGAAGATGAAAGATGTTATTGCCAAAATTAAAGAAAATGAATGGACTATTGCGGCTAATGGCGCAATTTATCGTCATGATAAAAAAGGTGTTGTCGCATCATTCGTTAAAGATTGGTTTGATAAGCGTAAATATCACAAAAAGCTCATGCAAGTAGCTCAAACTGAAGAAAACGAAGATGAAGAACAATTGCAAAAAGGTCTTCAACAAAACTATAAGATCCTGATTAACTCAGTTTATGGATATGTTGGTAGTAAGTACAGTCGCTTATATGATCGTGATAATGCATTAGCGGTAACAATTACTGGTCAAGAAGTATTGAAGTCTGGTATGGCTGCTATTGATTTGTATTTCAAAGAGCGTTGGCCAACTACAGAGACTGGTAAGAAATTAAATGCGCAGTCAATTCCATCAACTTTGATATATGGTGACACTGACTCATTGTATTTGAATATCGGAAAGGTATTGAAGTCAATCAACTATAATTGGGAAGATGCTGCAAAGACTAAAGAATTTGTAGAAAAGAAAATAGAACCTTTGCTATTCAAGATCATCAACAATGCGATGGAAATCTTGACCATGAAACGCATGAATACCAAAGATTGCAAGATTTCATTCAAACGTGAAATGATAGCACGTAGAGCAGTATTCTTGAGCAAAAAACACTATGCTGCTTGGATCATGAAATTGGAAGAAGAAGAAGTTAAGCCAGGTTCAAAGCATGAAATTGAAGCTAAGGGCCTTGAAATGGTTAAGTCTTCAACTCCTGAAATTATTAGAGATTTCATGAGAAATTATATTCTCCACTTTCTAAAAACTGCTGATTTAAAAGAATCAAACAATACGATTAGCGCAATTTATGATAAATTTAAAGCAAGTGAATTCGCCAAGATTGCAAAAATCACAAACGTCAATAACATTGATGAATATACTGGATCAGATGGTAATCCAATTAAAGGTACACCAGGACACGTAAAAGCAACTATACATTACAATAACCTTTTAATAAGAAATGGTTGTGCAAATGACTACCAAAAGATTTTTGAAGGTGATAAAGTTAAATTGGTGTACTTAAAAAATAGTAATCCATATGGTATTGATGCTATTACATTTAAGGACGTTATTCCAACAGAGTTTGGCTTGGATGGGTACGTAGATTATGATATAATGTGGGAGAAAGTATTCATTGAACCAATCCGTCAATTCTATGATGTAATGCGTTGGGAAATGCCAGCTTTCGATAAAGAAAACATAGACGATTTATTTTGTTAAAGGAAAAATAACATGGCTAGAACTAAAAAACAAGTAGACGAACCTCAAGAAGTTGTTGATGTCGTCAAAACAGTAAATAAAGCAAAAGACTTTCTCAAGAAATATAACAAGAGCGCATATGCCTCAGTTCTAAGTGAAAGTAGAATCAGTAATGTAACTGATTGGATTTCATCGGGATCATTTTCATTGAATCGTGTTCTCAGTGGTTCATATATTAAGGGATTTGCAAACAATCGCCTATATATCATTGCTGGACCATCAAGTACAGGTAAATCACTTCTTTGCGCAAGAGCTTGTAAAGAAGCCCAATCAAAGGGATACACCATCTTTTACTTTGACTCAGAAAATGCAATTGATAATGAATTTATGCAACGTTTCGGTGTAGATACTGATGCATTGATCTATATTCCAGTTAAGACAATTTCAGAATTCAGAAATACCGCAGTTCAAATGATGAAGGACTGGCGTACAGATGAAGCAACAAAAGATTCTCCTGCATTATTCTTCTGTGACTCTTTGGGTGGCATGATGGGTACTAAGGAAGCAAATGACGTTGTAGAAGATAAACACGCATCTGATATGGGACAACGTGCTAAAGAATTGCGTGCATGTGCCCGCGTTCTCACAATTGAATGTGCTCACCACATGATTCCAATGATTTGTACAAATCACACATACGAACAAGCAGCAGCAAATCCACAAGCAGCACCAACAACAGTCATGTCAGGTGGTCAAGGATTCTTCTACGCTGGTTCAGCAATCATTTACTTGAAGAAGCGTCAAGTTAAAGAAGATGGAAAAAATGCTCTCGGTGATACTGTTAAGACAAAGACAGGTAATATCATCATTGCAACTGCTGAAAAGAATCGTTTCGTTCCAGAAGGTACGAAAGGTGAAATCTATTGTGACTTTGAACGTGGCATTCAAAAATGGTATGGCCTTCTTGAAGATGCTGTAAAACATGGATTCATTGAAAAGCGTTCAACACGTCTTTATGTCAAGCATTTAGACAAGAGTTTCTTTGAATCACAAATTTTCACCAAAGAAGTATTTGAACCAATTTTTGATGAACTCAATAAAAAGGTTGAAGAAGATTTGAGATTCAGTATCACAGTTGATGATACTGAAGAAGCACCAGAAGTTGACGAAACACCAGCTTGATTGCTGGTGTTTCCAACTTAAACTTATCTATTCACTGACTTTAAAATAACTAGAGACAACACCTAAATGACAAGCACATCAAAATTAGAAGGTTATATCATTAAGAATTTAATGGTTAACAACAGTTTTACATTGAATTATCTGCAAAAACTTCATCCAGATTTTTTTAGTGATAAGTATAAAGAAATTATTAAAGGTATTCATGCCTTTTATAAGAAAAATCAAAGATCACCAAACAAAGAAATTCTTTGTGATATAATCCTTCCAAAAGTTATTTCTTCTGACGATAAGAAATTAGCAGCTACGATTGATCTTGTTGAAAGTATTGGTTTAGTAACTATTGAAACCACTGATCTAAAAATAATTGAAGAAGAAACCCAATTATTCATCAAGAGAAATGTTTATATTAAGGCAATTACTGACGGTGTTGACCTAATTAAATCAAATAAATTTGATGAAATCGTTTCTTTATTTGATAGTGCTCTTGAAAAGCTTTCTTTTAATGATGATTTTGGTTTGGATTATTTCTCTGATTTAGAAGGTAGATTAGAACGTGCTGCAACATTGAACGAAGCAACATCAACAACATATCCAAGTCTAGATAGATTGATGGGTGGTGGTTATCGCAGCAAAGCGTTGTTCATTTATGCTGGCCCTGCAAATACTGGTAAAACATTGGTATTGAATGACAGTGCAGCAAACTTGGTAATGCAGGGTAAGAATGTTGTTTATTTTACCCTAGAATTAGCACAAGATTACATTGCACAAAGAACTGACGCAAAATATTCACAAGTAAGCATGAATGAAATTAATGCTTCGCCCGAAATGGCTTTGAAGAAAGCTATTTTGAAACGTGATGAAAATAAAACAAAGAACAAGAAGGTTGGAAAGTTAATTTATAAGTATTACGGTCCAAACACTGTTAGTTCAAATGATATGTATGCTTTGATAAAAAATATGGAAATGAAAATGGGGATAAAGTTTGACTTTGTTTTCGTTGACTATCTCAAATTATTAAAACCAAATGGAAAATTGTATTCCGATAACATGTATGGAAAGTTGGAAGCTGTATGCCAAGAATTGAGAGGTATGGCTGCTGAATTGGATGTATGCGTAGTAACAGCATCACAAACAACTAGAGATTCTTATAATTCAAATCAAATAGGTATGGCACAAATGTCAGACTCTTTGGGTATTGCTCAAACTGCTGACGTGATCATTACTTTAATTAGAAATGATCAAATGAATGAACAAAATTTGATGATGTTGCAATTGGCTAAGAGTCGTTTTAGTAGAAATGAAGGTAGCGTAACTATGAAGGTAGATTATGATTACATGAGATTAATTGATGTTGATGAAAAAGATGGTCAAACAAATCTTAGAAAGAACATAACTATTGCTGGACCAAAAAATGTTAAGCAAGAAAAGAAAGAAGTACGGGTCAGAGTTGCAGAAGGTGATGAAGATTACGAAAATTCACCAATCCCAAAGACGACTCCAAAGGCAACAACACAAGTTGAAGAAGTTTTCTAAAGTAGGTGTTGTATTGTAAATCCCTGATGCTATAATTGTTGCAATCGCTCAACACTTTAGAATGTAAAATTCTAAAACAGAGAGCGGATGCAAATAATGAGTAATAATCAAAAACGTATAGAAAAAGAATTAACATACGAGGAGATAGGAAAGAAAATAGGCATAAGCCCACAGCAAGTGCATAAAATTGAAAAGGACGCTTTAAACAAAATCATCAGAATGATGAGAAATTGTAGTCCTAACAATACTATTTTTGAAATATTATTTGCCGTTAGCGATCATCTTGGTATAAGCTTAGAACAGCTTTATAACAAGTTAGATAAAGAGAATTTGGATGTTCTTGGCCTTTTTGTGCAAGAGCAATATGGTAAGACGATAGAAGGTTGGTCACCTGATGAAAATCCTTTAGAAAAGTTTTTTGCATAATGAATGGATGGCAATTACAATCTTTGTGTAGATCAATGAATGGATGGGCTAAGGTTCCATTAGATAGTTATCTAGTTTCTTCTGATAAGCCATTTTTTGAAATGTTAAATGAATATTTGTTTAGAACACGTCATTTATCAGACGAAGAAATTCGTGATTTTGTAAGAGCCAACTATAATTTTTCAATTACTTCATATGAACCTCATGATTTAATGGAAGATAATGCTTGGGAAATATATATTCAATGGAAAACGGATTATTCCTCTCTAAGTCTTTACTATGACACGATTAAAAAAAGTTTTAATTTCATTGAAAACTTCGTTATAAATAGTAGTATAGATATTGAACAATATAAAGAGTCTTTCGCTAAGAAACATATTAGGGATAGAACTATAGATTGGTCAGTAGCTGTTCATTTAAAACTAGTAAATATAAAGTCATTAAACAAGGCTGACAAAATCTTGTTGAAAGACTATCTAAAAAGTAATAAAATAATAACACAACGTTTGTTAACAAGTTCCGAACTCAAAAATCTTATGGTTAATGAAGAAGAACAAATGAAAAAGACGATTGAAACATTCAGGCAAAAGTTTCAGCAGTCTATAAACAAGTAAATTGCCGGTAAAGAAAGAAGTATGTCATGGGAAAATTAGCATCAATAATGAGTCAATTCAGTAAAGTGAAGGAAACTCTACAAGAAGAAAAAGATAAGGGAAAGAACAAATCATACGATAATCCGTATTTGTTTAAGCCAACTTTTGAACCGGGTGAAGAAAGAACTAAATTTACTGTTCGTTTCCTCCCAATTCAAGAAAGTGCAACTGGCAAGCCTTGGGTTGAATTGCGTTATCATATGTTCCAACGCGAAGGTGATAATCGTTTCGTAAAGGTTATTGATCCAAGATCATTTGATCCAAAAGCAACAAATCCAATTGCTGAACGTGCAAATCAATTGTGGAAGAGTGATAATGTAGTTGATAAGGAATTGGCAAAGAAATTCTTCGCAAAAACACGTTGGTTCACCTTGGTTTATATCAAGAAGGCTCCAGAATCACAAAAGAAGTTTGAAGGTAAAGTTTTGTTGTTTGAAATTGGTAAGCAAATCTTTGATAAGTTGGATGCAGCCATTAATGATTATGATATGGCATTTTGGGATCCAAATGAGGGTACAGATATGTTGTTGGTATTGAAACAAAAAAATACCAAAGATAAGTGGCCAGATTATACTGATTCAGCGTTCGTTCAAAAAACATCGCCAATTAGCACAGATGAATCTGTAATTGCGTCAATTGAAAAGGCATTGGATGAAATCACAATCAAGACTCAAGTTGTTGATCGTGATGGAATCAAATCAAGTTCAGAGTTGAAGGAATTGATGTATGGCGGATTGCAAGAAGGTTCATCAGAATCAACAGAAGCAATTGATACAACAACCGTTTCGGATGTAGTTGGTAATACAGTTGTAGAAGTTACCAATACAGATATTGAAGTTGAAACTGTAGTTGCAAAGCCAACTGCTAAACCAGCAGCAAAGCCAAAAGTTGAAGTTAAGGCAGAAGTCAAAGCTGAAACCAAGGTCACAAAGACCGAAGTAAAAACTGAAACACCAGACGATTCAACATTTGATGTTTCATTCTCAGATGATGATTTCAAGTAATTAGCACACATTGCTAATCAAAGGGGGCTGGGTATAATATTACTCAGTCCTTTTTTGTTTTAACGAGGTTGAGAGATGGAACGTATTTTAATTGTTACAGGATGTGCAGGATTTATTGGATTTAATTGGTTAAAATATTATCTCAAAAATAATAAGACTATTTGGGGCAGTATTGTTTCTATTGATAGTTTTACATATGCAGCACAATATAATATTGAAGAATATTTAGATTTATGTAAAACTCATGGAATTATTCATATTGAAAAAGATATTAATCTTTTATCAAATAAAGAATATGTTGAATTTTCTCCTAAGAGTTGGGATGCAAAATATACTGTTTTGAATTTCGCATCACAAAGTCACGTTGATAGAAGCATTGCAAGTCCATCGCAACTTTATTTTGATAATATTGGAATCCCAGCATCGTTAATTGATTGGTTAGGTGGAACTCAAAAGATTGAAGTTTTTAATCACATTAGTACAGATGAAGTTTATGGCGATATTAAAATTTCTGAGAAGGATGACAAATCAAAATGGTTCACCACAAAGAGTCCATTCAATCCAAGTAATCCTTACAGCGCAAGTAAAGTAGCTCAAGAAGCCTATTTGATGTCACTATCAAGAACGTTTGGGTTGAATCTTCAAATTTATCGGATGGGAAATCAATTTGGAAAACATCAACATCCGGAAAAAATGTTGCCAATCTCAGTCCTTCGTTCCATGGCAAGTCGTCCAATAAAAATTTATGGTGAAGGCAAGAATTGCAGATTATGGACTTATGTTGAAACCACTGCAAAGATTATTAGTGATCGTTTGGAAAATCCTGTAGATAAAAATCCAAAACATCCTCAAGATATTTTACATATTGCCGATAAACGTTTCCTAGTTGATAATAATTATATAGTTGAATTGATACGATTGACACTAAAACAAAAATATGATATAACAACATCCGTTGAATATGTTCCTGATCGCAAAGGTCATGATGAAGTGTACGCATTGATTACTGAACCAGCAATTGATCAATATTTTACAAATTCATTGCAAGGAACAATTGAGGAAATAGTAGAATTTTACGTACAAGGATACAAAAATGCAACCTATGACAATTGATTCTGATAGAGAAGAATTACATGGATATTTTAAACAAGAAATTTTGCCATTAATTAAACAAAAAGAACACACGCAAGAGTTTAAAAAATCAATTGATACTCTAATATCAAATAAATTTGGAATAAAATACAAAATTATCGTTAGATTCTATGATGATACGGTTCGTGTTTCTGCCCATAAGAAATCAAATGGTATCATATACTTTATGGCAGCAACATCCGAGAACAAAGCTGATTATGATTTCAGCAATGAGGGTTGGGCTACTACTTTTTTTAAGTGAGATATAAATGACAAATACGGTTGGACATAAAGAGCTTGAAAATTGGTGGGATGGCCGCGTCATAATTGATGAATTAAAAGAATTTGTTGATGCCCGGGGTTCGCTCACTGAATTATGGCGAAATGATGATGATAAAGCAAAGGTAACTGAAAAAGATGAAACAAATTCATCTTTTTATGAACCGTGTATGTCATATTGGAGTGAAACAAAACCATTCGTACAGAGAGGTCCACATGAACATGTAGGACAAACTGATGTGTTTGTGACATGGAAAGCACGAATGATTTACAATCTTTATAATCCTGTTACAAAAGAAATGAAATATTTTGTAACTGACCCAACAAAAATTTATCGTGTAAAAGTTGGTATTGGCATTATTCATTCATATAGAAATATTGGTTTTTCAGATTCATTAACTGGCAATTTTCCAACATCATTATTCATGGGTTTGGATAAAAAGGGATGGAAAGATGGGCAAAAAGTTGATGAAATTCGTCATGAAGAAGAAGTAAAACCAGAGATAACATATTGGTTGCTTGGTGCTGGTGGTCGTTTGGGTAATTCTTTCTTAAAATCTCTTCATAAGAAGATGGGTTATCACACATTCAACGTTATTCCTTTATTTGATAAATTTGCAAACAATAAAGAAGGTTATGATAAGTTGAATGTTTTGTTGGAAGAAATTAAGAAGACAAAAAATAGTGTAATTATCAATTGTGTTGCTTATACAAATACGGCTGATACAGGATCAGCATTACATAATGCATGTAATACATCACTACCAACATATTTGACATCATTTGCTGCATTAGAAAACGTACCATTAATCCATTTCAGCACTGATTATGTTTATCAAACGGGCGCATTAAATGCTTATACTCAAAGCAAAATGCGTTATGAATCATGGCTTAAAGATTCAATATCATCATCACATATCGCAGAATTTAAAGCAGCAAAAGAAGCCGAAATTCAAGATATGGAAAATAGTTCAATGGATGAAATAACAATAGAAGCATATCGGACAAAATTTGAAGAGGTTGTTTCTACCTTAGAAAAAAATAAAGCTGATATTGAAAAAAATGTGCGTATTTTAAGAGTGGCGAATTTGTTTTCTGTTGATACTAAAGAAGATATGTTTGATAAAATTTATGCAAAAATTAAAGATGGGTCAATACGTGTACCATTTAAGAAGTGGTCAACCCTTCCAACATCAACGGATGACCTAGCTGATTGGGTCGTAAGTGATGTTTTGAATAGTTTTGACAAATTCAATGTATTTACTAATGTAAGTGGTAAGCAATATACAATGGAACAAGTTGTTAAGGATCTATTCAAGAGTAATATTCCTATCATAGAAACTAATAATGCATTGGTAGACCTTAATCATACTGCTTTTATTTCAGACAATGC